CGGAAAGCATCTGTTGTACTACCTGTGTCAATCTTCTTTTTGGCTTTTCTTTCGGCTTCCTTGAAGATTCGCTGTTCGTCCTTCCCGTTAAGAAGGCGGCACTCAACGATTGCCCTTGTCATAGGAAGAGTAATCATCAAATTATTGGCTTCATTTAAAGTTACTTTATATACTTCCATTTTTTCTTGGTAGTTGTGAGTTGGTGGCTCTGAGATATCGAAGGAGAATTCGTCCGTATTCCCGCAAGCAGGACACGTAACTTTGGTCTCGTATTCTGGTCCGTAGCCTGTGCGGCGAGCAGCTACCAAAAGAGCGTTCTTGTCGCCCACCAAAAGACTGGCTACATTAATTGCTTTTTCTACTAAGATGTTCTGTAGCATTCTGTCAAGTGCTACTCCTTCTTTGAGAAGAGAGCGAGAAGAAAGAATATCCTCTTCTTTTGCCGTCATAAACTTGATTTCCACATTTGCCTTGTCGTGGAGAGGGTGTGAAGGGGGGTAGAATTTCCCTTCGCTGGGCAGTGGTACAAACTCAGTAGGGACTGACCAACTAAAAGCACCACCAGACGAATCACTCACCGCTGCTGTAGCGGTAGCTGGTGATTCATCTTGTAGGAATTCTTTTTCGTCTAGACCTAAACGATCATCATTGCGACTCATATGTAACCTTTCTTTTCCTTAGTGTAACCTATCTTCTGCTCGGCGTTAAGTTACCCAGCGGCAGAAGGTCGAGTGTCATTGCCAGAGTGGCGGGTAAGATTTGCCCAATCATAAGTAATCTCTACTGTGACTTCGGTCATTTCATCATCATCATAACTTAATGCTCCACCAAAATCAACACTAGTGATAAAGGGATTCACTAATTCCCAGATCTCAACAGGAGTACCTTGGTCATCTAATTGCTTGATGAGAACTGTACCAATAGCATCCTTAAATCCTTTTTTACTCAAACTTGCTTTGGAGATGTCAGCAGTGCGTGGGAATTTATACCCAGCGATGCCCAAAACATCTAAGAAAGCATAAGACAGGTCGGGATGTACTGGGTCTACCAACGTTACCGTAATGGGCTCCCAAGTCACTCGACCCGGATAATTGAACTCATGGTCAATATAGGTATGCGTGATGGTGCTTACATTGGCTTTCGGCTTGGCAGCACTTTTTACCGTCCAGACAGGAATATCGGCAGCCCTGTCTGCGTTTCTATTTGTAAAAGATAACTCAAATCGATACCGGCGTTTCGGCTCAGTATTGACATCATTCCAGAATAAAGATCCAGCCATTTTTATTTAGCTCCCTGATAATAAGTAGTCTGAAGTGGATTAATCTTCAAAAGATGCTCCACTGTTTGTAACTACAAAGTCGATGGCGAAGTACTCAACCGCTCGGGTGGGTTTCACCATCAACTTAGCGTAAATAATGTTGCGGTCAATCAAATCAGGGGTTGTGGTTGTCTCGTCCAAGATCAAACGGAAGTCCTCAATACCAAACTGTGCTTGAACAGCGTCCAGAAGAGGGGTAGCTTGACCCTTGAAACGATCCCACGTTGCCGATGTGTTTGGACCGAACAACAGCCTTGAGGCGATGAAGGAAATTTCACGCTTCAAGTAAATCATCAAACGGCGGACATTGATTCGATCAAGTGCCGATGCTGTTTGTTGTAAAGTTTTTTGCCCAAACACTACAATGCCCTCTGCGGGGAATTTAGCGATTGGGTTGACACTTGCCTCATAAAGAGTGTCACGATCATCTGCCGTAAGCCTTCTAGAGACATCCAGTACCGGGATACCAGCAGCGCCTTCACTTAAGCCGCCACGGGTGAAGCCAGCAGGTGCAAACCATGGAGCTTGAACCCTATCGGTATTAGAGAACACACCGACTGCGGCGACGGTGGGCGGAGCCCACAGAGCTTGGTTGGCATTAGAATCATAGATTCTTACCCAGGGGTAATAAGCCGCACCATAGCTGTTGTTGATATTCCGATCCAGCAAAGCAGTAACAGCCGCTGACGGGGTATTGCCAGCATTTGCCGATGCGGGCGTGCTGTTAGTCTCAGCCTGTGGAGTATAACTCTTCGCAATATCTATCACGGCAAGAGTGTCACCACGATCTTCTGCCGTATCCAGCAAATGGTTGGTCACTTCTGGTGCCCAGACCCCCGGAATCGACACTAGATTCATCTGAACTTCTTCAGGCTCACTAGCGATGTTGATCGCTTTGCGCAAGGAGAACAGAGCATAAGAGTTTTGCTCTGTTTTGCCCTCAAGCGCATACACATTACTAAATGCTTCACGCTCTTGCTTATTGTATCCATCGCTACCACCTGCCAAGACCGTAGTAAATCTGTCGATACCAGCACCCAAGGTTCCAGTATAACTATGAACCGCACTAATGCTGTTAGTGTTGGCACGGAAGCCGTATTCATAAGTAGCACTTCCAGATAAAGTGCCATTCACAATTTTACCCCGCACATCGTCCAGAGAAAACGCCCAGGACATAACAAGGGCTTCAGAGCCGCTGAGTGCTGTAGGGTGTCCACTAATGTCTAAAGCGGCGTTGTACTGGCTGCCATCAGAGAAATCAGAATTCCGAGGACGCAGATAGTCTACAGTTTCATAAGCAAAATTAGCATTACTAAAGCCACGCCCCGTCCAAGCACCCCAATAAGTGCTCTTCAGGCTACGTGGGCTGGCTTGAGCCGACGTGTACCGAACCGGCACTGACGGAAATTGAATGGTTCCGGAGAACTTTGCATTCCGCATATCAAGAATGTGGTTGGCGTCTGCTGAATTGTCATGACCGTCCAGTCCAAACTGAGTCGATCCACCGCCCGCAATCTGAGTTCTCGCCATACCAGCGTAGCTGGCGGCAGCCAGAAGGGTCTGTTGACCCGGAGCCTTAAAGCCTACCGAACCGCTCGTCACAAATACGTCACGGTACTTAGGAGGACCGAACACGCCGAATGGCAATAAGCGAGTTTCGCCGATGCCCGCTGCGATGTCATCATTCATGACTACTCTAATATAATTAGATCGGTTATCGTATTCCCCATATTCTACATTACGATTGGTTGCTTTATCGTATTGTACATATTTATCACCAATTTGATTAGCAATGTAATTAGGAGAAGCCGGATTCAAGCTAAGGTTGTCATATCTTTCGATAATCTGAGGTGTGTTATCGGTGTCTGTCAAAGCTCGGACCAACAGAGAGAAGGAACCATAAGGTTGATAGTCGCCCTGTCCCGCTTTGATGTTAGAGATAGATATTTTCACTTCCCTTTGGAAATTTTCACCCGCCGTAATAGCCTCAATGCGGAACAGTTTTTGCATATTCTTCACATTATAGGCGCTAGGGTTGTTTCCCATATCCTGAGAGAAGAACCACCCGGTGGATGCCTTGCGAGCTTCCATTTTGAAATCTGCTTGGTCAGTACCGAAAGTTGCCGCAGCAGTCTTTTGGACCATTGGGAAGATTGCCCCAAAATAGCGATCCGTAGACCCGCCGCCCATGAGCCCAAGACTTGATCCCGTAGCGAGGGTACCAATACGATTTTCAAAGGTCTCGCCCAAGAAATAGTTACCGCCCTGATAATAGTTGCGAGTATTAGTACTAGTAATATTAGAGTTAGTAATCGTAGGATCAGTGTTCAATACTTTACGAATAAAGTTAGGCTGATCGCTGTTAAGACTCACAACCTCTTCGTGAACGTAGCTAGAGCCCGTGAAGAATAACTTAATGGCATTAAGGTTAGTCCCTAAATCATAGAGCGTAGAGCCTCGTGCAGATGTAGGACCGGCGCTTGCGCTGCCATTGACCTCGGTGCCCGACAGCGTAACTCTGCTATCAGTACAATAGAATTGAGCAACCACGGAGCCCGTAGCCGGCTGCGTGAGTCCGCCACTAGGCCAGACAACCAGCGCATAAGCGCCGCCCTGAGTCAACCCCGTGCCTTTGGTTGCGTCAAGATTCCAACCTGCTTCACCAGCGGTTGTAGCATCCGAGGCTTGGTCGCCTAACACCCTAATAAAGGTAAGGGGGGCATTACTGGACAACCATGCTTTAGCGGCATAAGCAGCATACGTGGGAGCGGAATAATTACCATCCCGCCACTGATCACCGCCTTCATTACCCGCCACGGGGTTGCCGAAGGTCTGTACGAAGTCCGAGTACGAACTTACAGAAACCGGCTTATTCGCCGGTCCTTTTCTTGATCTACCAATAATCAACGGTCCTACTTCTGAAGGACTCGCTGGAAGCTGGGAATTGTCGATCTCATCGACAAAAACACCAGGCGATATAAACTTAAATTTTCTGGAAGAGTTATCAGCCATCGAAACGTTTTCTCCTCGGTTATCACGGATTCGTGGAGCTAGTGGGTACACTAAACACCACTAATAAATAGTAAGGCATACTTCCAAACTCCCTACTAGATTATGGTCTGTATTTATCTTTTCTGCCTGCCTTGAATTCTGGCTCGTCAGCGAGCACCACTCTTTCTCGTCCAATCTTGACCTCGACAGCAGATTCACGGACGACAGTAACAGGAGTTTCCTGGTTTTTGTCTGCTCCCATAAGGTAGCCGAGAACCTTAATCGTAGAAGTAGTTTTAAATAGGCGTTCATCGGTTCCTAATCCGGCATTATTACTTTCGTTAGAAAAAGTTGAGTCCACAAAAGCTTCATAATTATGACTTTCATGAGATATGGTGAATACGGCAGGAGCGGAGAACTGTGCCAGGAAGGGAGCCATAATCTCATTCATCTGCTGCTGATATCCTGCCACCATTTTAATTTCGTAGTCCACTTCAACGTAGGTAGGCATTGGAGCATACAAAGTTTCATACACCACCTTCTCATTATCAAAAGGAAAGGTCTTATAGGTGGTATCTTTCTTGTTTCCGAACCTTTTCAGTGCCGTGGCGTTAGCAAAGTTGCGAGTCTTGCCCTGAACAACCCGGCGAGCGATAGGAATAGATCCCCCTTTTTTGTAAAAATCATAATAGGGGGGAATATTGACACCATAGCGCCCTTTGTTAGCCGGATTTTTAGTCATCGTGGAACGAATAACAGAAATCAATGGATACTCTAAGGTTCGACCATTTTCGTTACGCAAATTTGGGTCATTCTTTATCTGATACGCTCTCTCTGGAGAAGCAAAGATAACGGGTACTTTCTTGAAGCCCTCATTAGTGTCGCAAAATACATTTAGATCGTCATTTATAAAATTATAAAGCGCACGGTCGATGTCCTCTATGGTAGAGGGTGTCAATCCGTAATCAGCCTTCAGTTTCTCATCTAACTTGGTGCGCTTTGGCATACATCGACTCCTTTAGTTTTTCTTCCCAGGGGATAAGCCTTGCAAAGACTTCCCAGGATTAAAAAGACCTGTACGAGCTTGGCGACAAGTGGCGGCGACTTCCAAGGAAGTTCCGTCGGCAAAGTCACTATCCTGTCCAAACAAATATCGAGGTTCGAAGACATCGACAATTTCAAAATACATTGAATCATACTGAATAAAATCACCCAGGCGCACGAAAAGATCTTGATCCTGCGTGAGCCGGCGCTTATGAAAATGAACAGTAACATTATATACGTTGTCGTAGCCGTACTCTTCTTGTACTCGTTCAGACCCCATATACTCTACTAAACTATAAACTCGTATAGGAGCAAGAAAAGTTTTATGGATAGCTTCCCCATAAATGTCATTATAGTTTGTTCTTTCCCGGTCGATAGGGAAATACAACAGTTGTTGACCAATGACGTGCTCAATAACCTCATCATTGATTTGCTTAACAAAATCTCGCTCTGCCCTACCAACAAAAAGTGGCGGCGGCGGAGAAGCGGGTTGAGTCCATCTATTTTCAGCCATTTATTTACCCTACGTATATGCCGGTAGGAATCTTATTGACTACCTCTTGGAGATTATTCTGCATTGCAGCATCACCCTCGACCAACGAACCGTAAGCCATTTCGTCTAGCACAGTCTTAAGTTCATCTCGTAAATTTGTTTGTTCCTCTTTTGCTTCGGACACCAAAGCTGGACCGTTAAGGGTCACTTCGTTATTGGGAATAGGGATAGAAGCTAATTTGGATCTTACCTGTCCTAAAGTTTCTTTCGCCAAAGATAGTGCAAACCGACGGATCCATTGCTTACCAATACTGTTGATGTTGCGATAAGGAACATTGGGGAAAGGCAGAGTATTCATATTGTTTACTCCATCCGCACCATAGCGCCTATCACTTTCTTCTGTAAAGGCATCTTCAGCCGTTCGAAAATCAAACCAGAATTTATCAGGGTTATTTCCATCCGGTGTGGGAAAGATTCTGAGCTTATTGTTATTGATCCTAAACGAATAGTGCGACGCTCTCACATTCATGTCTTCTTCAAAAGCATATGCCTGAAGAATATTCTGCCACGCCGGAACCAATTGAAATGTGCTATCATCTGCATACATCCCATAGGTAGAAAGATTGCCCGTAGCTCCCACGGCATTGCCTCCGAAGAAGTTCCACATCGCCCGAGGGGATTTGAAATATACTCGCTGAATAGTGATGGCATTGCCTGCAATTTTCTGATGAAAAGCGGAATTAGCGTTGAGCGAAGCACTATACACTATAGCCTGCAAATCATAATCCTGTTGGTCTCTCTCCGCAGTAAAAGAAGCAGAGAAAATCTCTTGTACGCCGCCGATGCCGGCGTGTATACTCACCCCTCTTCCCAAGTGAGAGGCGTAACCAAGCTGGAAGCGGGGATATTTAAGATTTGGAGTCCCTGCTAAAGCGCCAGAGCCAGAATATTCGGTAAACTCGCCGTCTTCATTAAAAGATCCCGTGGTGTTACCTAACATGTCCGACAGAACATTCTTTGCTTGATGGGTATTGATCAAATAGGAATATTCTAAACACGCTTCTTCATACGCATTATAAACAATAGGTGTAGTAATTTCGAGATCAAGGACTCTGCCACCTAATTTATTATAAGTGTAAGACACTTGGTCCACTGCGCCGCTAACAAATGCAGACGTAGTGTAGATTCCGTAAGATAAGTTACTGACTACTTCACTATGTGTTCCAGTGGCAGGGAGAACAACAGCACTGACAGTACTAACGGGTTGGAGATTAGTGGGCATTAATGATCCTCGCTTATTGTATAAATAGGTTTGGTGTTCTCTATTTTGTCTGCAAATAACAAAACCTCGTCATAAGACGAGGCTTCACCCCTTGTTATTCACTGTAAAAAGTGTTTTTATTTACTGCCCTTAAATAAGAAAGCCCCGCCGAAGCGAGGCTTTCTCGGTTGAGAATTACCCTAAGGCAATTCACTCAACGGATGGCTCTAAACGTCAGAGACCAAATCCGCCACGACAACCAGACCGTACATGTCAGGACGTACCATCTTCTTAGCGTAGCGAGTCATCACGCCCTTGCGGGGCACGAAATCTTCGGTACCAAAGATGGTAGGTGTGACTTGCAGCGGGACGTAAGGAGCGTAGACATATCCACTTTCGAGGAAGCTGCTACCCTTACGACCGACAAGGATCAAGTTACGGGTGAAGTAAGGATCGACATGAATGTCCATCTTACGACTGATAGAACCGACGTTCTGAACACCCCAAGAACCGTCTTTATCATCGACTGCAACAGAAGCACGGAAGCCACTGGTGAATTCGAGGATGTTGGCTACTTCCGGAGAGCAAACTAAGAAGTTTGCGCCGCCACGAAGCGTGAGACGGTGAATGCGAGCACTCACTTCGTTGACTGTCTCAAGGAGGGTTTCATACCACTCAGAGACGGTGCCTGTGAAGTCCGGGTAGTTTGTACCGCTAACAAGCGCACCTGTTTCACGATTCAAGAACTTACCTGGGCTGCGAGACCAGAACAACCTTCCGGCTGTTGCGCCCTTCACAAGATCTTCAAGGATCTCTTGATCAATTTCAAGAGCAACTTGCTCAGAAAGAATGCTTGTCAACTCAACTTCAGCGTCGAGGTTGTGGTAAGCATTCAAATCTTGAGCCAACTCAGGACTCCACTTAGCCTTGAGCTTCTTAGTAACAGCGGTCACAGCTACAGAATCAACCTTGATGTCAATCTGCGGAATGTTAGCGTTGTTTTCCAAGCCCCAGGTGGTGGTACCAACGACAGAGCCGAGAGCATCGCCGTCAGTGAATCCATCAACGATCGGGTAAGTGTGAGCATCAGCAGCCGTTACCCTTGTTGCAAGCAAGTTAGCATGGCTAGAACCGCCAGGCAAAGTACCTGCTCCATTCTCAAGACCACCTGTTGCGTAAGCAACAATATCAATCAACTCAGGATTGTCTGCGTTGATCCTGCTAAGACGACGGACTTGGAACATAGAGTTCTGATGACCCAACATACCACCAACGTTGGCAGTAGAAGGCTCTTTGATTACGACAGCAACCAAATCTTCCTCATTCAAGGTAGCAGGCTTCGGAATGGTAGCAACGCACCACGCCGTAGTACCAGATACGAAAACCGGATCAGATTGCAAGTGCGTGAAGTACGCACCACCCGGAGATGAAGCTGCGTCGCCATAGGTACCAGAAGCAATGATCGACGGTGCGGTACCCGTAGTAGAACCAGTCGGGCTAGAGAAGCCGTTGTTCAACGTGTAAGCCGAAAGCTGACCGTTGTTTTTGCCCAAGTCTACGCCGCCAGTGATCTGAGAGCCAACCTTACCACCGCCATAAAGCGATGTATCAGCCAGTTGGGCCAAACGGTTCCGGGTAGAAGCGCCTGCACCAGGAGACATGTCTTCACCCGAGAACAAGAAGTCCAGGAAGAAGATGAGACCGCTGGGAAGGCTCATGGGTTGGACCGATACAAGGTCCTGTGCCAAAAGATTACCGAATACACGGCGCACGATTGGGAAAGCAACTGCGGAGAATCCTTCGACATCCCCGGCTTGCATTGTGCTCGTTTCTTTGAGAAGTTGAGCAGCCTGGTTTTCCAGAAGACGAGCCATACCACCAGCACGCTGATCGTCAAGCCCCTCCAGAAGTCCAGTCTTCTCCCATTTCTCAAGGAGAGCTTCACCTTCATTAGCAAGCGAACGTTGTCGGATGCCTTCGGTGAGTGTGTTAAGTACAGACATTTTTATTTCTCCTATGAATTATTTTGTCTTGTTTATTGCTGCGAGCGTTGCCCAACGATTATATGTTGGACTAGATTCGGTAGTGGTTTCATCTTTACGACTTCCCCTAAGAACAACTGAAGATCTTTTTGTGACTGCCTCCGACAACGATTGTGGGGACTTGTGGTGAATTCCCGCCATTGTCTTTTGAAGGGTCTCGAAGACCATCTTCGCTTCTTCTACCGAACGTGCGTTGGCAACTAACTCAGCAACTTTGTTCTTTTGCTGCTCATTCAAAGAGGAGTCACTTAGGACACGGTTCGCATATAATAACCTTGCGTTTTGCAAGTTTATTTCTTCTAACTTATTTTTAACTTGCCCAAGAAGTTCTTTCAAGGTTTGATTTTCCTTCTTGAGGGATTCATTTTGTTCGTTCTTTTCAGAGTTGCGAATAAGATCCTCAGCATCTTTTTCATCCATGCCGTCAGTCTCAACTGCTTCAACTCTTTCATCTTGTTCGACCTCATCTTTGCCCAATTGTTCCTGGGCACGATCAAGTTCTACCTGTGGGATGTCCACTACTAAAATCTCTTTAAACATATCGACAAGTTCAGCCTCATCAATGTCTACTTCTTCATCGGTGCGATTAGCAGGTGCGTCGATCGGGTCGTCACTGAGGGGTATTCCCACTTCATCGGCGATCTCTTCACGGTCGAGGACTGGCTCAGGCAGTTCTTCATCTTCTGCGTCAGCAGCGGCGATAATATCATCTAAGTCAACCACCACTATTTCTTCGTCATCGGATAAATGAGCCATTGGAACTTGTTCCATAGCTGTGGTCTCTATTGCGCCTAGTTCGGCAGCTTCGGGATCCTCTTCCATGTCAAAGCCCAATTCTTCGTCTTGCTCAAGCAATTTGCTAATGGCGCTCTTGACCTGATCGTTGTATTTCTCAACAATGGCGGCTTCGGCGCTTTTGACAGCAGCTTCACGAAGAGCTTTGGCATCAACGATAGCTTGTTCTAACATAGTAGACATAGATGTTCCCCTTTAGTTGATGATATTACATCAAAATAAATAGTTGATCAAATATGTAAACGCCGAGATTTGTTTGATTATCCTTCTAGTTCCAGAAGAAGTTTACAAAATTGATGGTTATCCACTTGGTGCCGTCCCACAACAGAGTAGCGCCGCCACGGGGCATCACTTGCCAACCGTCGTAATCAGAACCCGATAATAGAAGCTGACCGGTGACATTGCCAATCCCGCTGTCTATATTAGATGAAGGTCCGATTTGGAAAGCATTAGAGGTTGTCCCCCCTCCACCCGCAGTGATTTTGCCATAAACGATCTTTTGTTGACCGACAAAGGTGCCATTGGGTATAGTAAAGTTATACAATGCGTTG